GATATGAGCAAAGCCATGCTGAGCATTGCTGACCATTGGTGAGTAGTTAGGTTTAAGCTCACATAGACACCCTGTACTCCAGCAACTAATTATCTTGCCGTCTAGGTCTACTTCAGGATGATGTGAAGCTCTGTGTAGGTGTCCAACTATTAGGCTCTGTTTTGCCCTTAAAAACGCTCCTCGTGATGGATTGACTGGTGTAAATACTCCTTTGAATATATGATGACCATGTGTGATAGATAACTTACCTGCTTTAACCAAAGTTTTATCATCCAATATTTTTACTTTCACAGAATTAAGTTGCAAACGTTCTTCTAGTTGAAAATATTCATCATCCCATATCTCACGAACTTTCATAAGTAAGAACTTCTCCCACCGGATGCAATGGTTACCTTTTAGCCAGTAGATAGCAGCATCAGGGAACGCAGCACGAAGAGAGACAAGAAACAGCTTTGTAGCATCAAACTCCTGCTTAACGCTGCGCTTCTTAGGATCAGTCTCAAATCTGCTTACCTGGTGATTGTCTATTAGGTCACCATTGATAAATATTGTATTGACATTATTTGCTTTGCCATAGTCTAGCGCAATGGTCACCGCTTGAATGTTATGATATGGAATATGCAAATCAGAGATAAGCAATATATTATTACAAGCTTTTGGTAAAACAAAAGCCTCACGTTTTTCTTCGTGAGACTCAGGTAGGTTATATGGATTTAGCGGCTTAGGATCAGTCTTAAATTCTTTTGCAAATATTCTGCGACTTTTACCAGTATTACCAGTTTGATATCTTATGCAGGTTCTTACGTCCTCTACATCTTTAAATGAAAGATTATTTTCAGAATAAATTATCCTGGCTAGTTTTAAATTAGGGTAGTCAGGATACTTTCTCAAGTACTCCTGACAGATATCTTTTTTTTTCATTGTGTAGTTAGGATGGATCCTTCTTCAAGAACTCATCATTTGAATTGGTAAGCAAATTCTTCGTTATATAAGCAAAAGCTGCTGATATAGCAGCAATTGAAATAGCTTTCCAATCAAACTTAAATGAACCGTCTTGTACACTTGTGTAAGCAGCAGTGATGATACCAGTTAATACAGCAATGACCAAACCTTTTACAAAATCTGCTTTGTTGAGAGTAAACAATGATGACTTCATATTATTTTAATTTTTTGGTTGCGTAGTAATAGTATCTAACTGCGAAGATACCAGATAGGATGGCCACGATAGAACCAATCAAGGTAGCTATAGGCTGTATATCAGTTGCAACCATGCAATAAGTAGCTGAGAAGATACTAATTAAAGTACTAGAAAAACCTACATATGGATGATTATCAGGCTGATTTTCCATGTTGCTAAAGTTACTTAAATTTTGCATAATAACCAATAATATCCAATTATCATGCCACCTCTTGTTTGCTTAGTTCTGTAACGATAGTCTGGAATGCCATTGCTATCATATTTGCTTCCTGCATATTAGATGCTATTCCTTTTTGAATAGAATTATCTAATGCGACTTTTAAAATCTGTAACGCTTGCTCTTTGTTCATAGTTTTTATTTTAAGCTCTTCTTAATTGAATAACATAATCTGTACCACCTAAATTAATCTTTAAATGTTCACTTACTGCTGTACCATTATTACTTGTAATTAAGTTCGCTGAACCGTAAACAGTCTCATTTCTATCATCTAAACCAAAAAAACTGCTATTACCGTTACCATCAGGATCGCATAAAATACTTACACCATTTTGTAAATTTAAACCTGCACTTCCTTGATAAAGTACTATACTATTTCCTGCTCTAAGTAATGTATTGCTATTATTTTTATTTATACTTAAATAGTCATTATTATTATAATCACCAAATGAATATATGTCATTTGCAAAATCTAATTTAAAACCAATTAAGATATCATTATAAGTTGTATTAATTAAAGAATTAGAAAATTCCAAACTTATTGAAGTTCCACTATTAATATCATTATAATTTATTTTTGGTGTTTGAGATGGATAATTCCAAACTAATGAGAAATTTCCAATTGTATTTACTCCAAAATTTAATTTTTGAGTTATTTCACCAGTATTTACATTTGAACCTAATTGTACTTGATTTGCTAAACCAATTGTTGGATTTGTCTCAAAATAAATATATGAATCTTGATAATCATCTACACTTGGATTATTATTATGAACATTTAACATAACTCTACTTAACCCATTTGAGTTTATCTTTTGTATTTCTAAACCAGGAGTTTGACTACCACCACCATCAATATCATTTGTTAATCTTACATAATTATTTGCAATATCGAAATAATTATAAATATCAGTAGTAGTTTTATTCCCATTAGTAACATCAGTTACTTGTTGTAAAGTTGGAACACCTCCAGCACTAGCCAAAGCATCCGCTATACTTACTTTTTTTGTTTCACCGCCTTGAACTATTGGAAATACTTCTGTACCTGCAATTGCACCTGCTAAATTTAATTCTGATATTTTCATTTTATATTAATTTTCTGTTGTTAAAGTTACGCCATTTTCAGTAGTAATATCATATCCGCTTTCAGTTTGTAAAGCTCTTGCGATTATTGGCCTTCAGCCATATTCTATGTCTATTAACCCATTACCTTTAAAACTTGCAGTAAATGTGGCCATATTATCAAATGAAGCTGTCTCGTTGATTGACTCAATATATCCTTGACCACTTTTTCTTAAGAAATGTCCATCAGTATCAGTCTCATAAAATTCTATACTTATAGGATTACCACTAATAATAGAATCATACATATTATCTATGCCATAGACTAATTCTTGATAAGTTACTGTTGCAGGATCTACTGGAGTGAATGGAGGCACAGTCTCAAAAGTTATTACTCTAGTAGCTCCTAAATAATCTGAAACACTGAACACTGTATAAGTACCATTAGCATTATTTGTACCACTTACAATTAATGTACCTCCTGGCTTAATACAAAGGCCTGTAGTCTCTAAAATGAATCCAGTAATATCTGTAGGAACGGCTGCCTCAAAATATCTAGTTAACCCAACTAAAATAGTTTTGTCAACAGTAGTTACGATACTGACTAAACCTTCTACACTTGCACTCCATGAAGCTGCACCAGGTACATAAGTTCTGAACCTACCAGTACCGGTTATAGATGTTTCAATTAAATCTTGTTGGATATCAAATGTCACTGATCTTGCACAGGCAATAGCATGATTGCAATTGTCTCCAATATCATGGACATATAATACTACATCTTGACCTCTTACTTTTGCCATTTTTATTAATTTTCAAATAGGTAATTAAATTCGTAAAGCTTAGTTGCTGCCCACTCCAAATATACAGCAGTTAAACCACCATTAAAATTATATCCCATGTTATCAATAAGCTCGTAAAGAGTTAAATCAACATTAGCATTTTTATAATCTATAGCCATCTTACCAGGTACAAATCTATAAAGTTCTTCATTACCATATTGCTTAAACATTGATAATGGAGTTACAAACTCATAAGGCCCGTTGCCTTGTAACACTTTAAGATAATTACCTTCGTATTTTGCTCTAGGTTTAAACCTAGTAAAAAAAGATTCTAATGTAGTGTCATTACCTAAGTTATTTACTGGATCTAATACAATGCCTGGGTATTTCCAACCATTTGTTCTATTAATTAAAAATCCAGTGTAAGTATCTAAAAATAATGAACCTTTTATTGTTCTTCTAGGAGATTGGTCAATAAATATTTCTTTATTTATGTTGTTCTTAATTTCTTTAGACTGTGAACTTAAATGAGTATGACCAATTATATTTCCAAAACCAGATAAAAAAGTAATTATATTAAAGTTAATATTTCTAAAATACATTTCATGAGTTCCCCATGCACCAATTGGAACAAATAAGAAAACATTTAATTTAGCTTCAATAGGAATGTTAAAACATGATATTGTCCAAGTATGCCACTGATTTAAATCATCGCCAATCTCAATATAATATTGTGGTCTAAGAAAAATACCAGGAGGAGTGTTTTGCCAAACACCATCTTTATTTAAATAATATGTAGTAATACCATCAGAAATTATTACTTGAGTATAAACATAATAACCTCCTGGAATTGAAATATCTGATTTAAAATCAAATGTATATTCAAATCTATCTCCAGCAGATACAAATATATCATTTGATTGTATTGCTCTATCTGCAGTATTTACATCTCCTTTTATTACAATAAATCTTTCAAGTTCTTTATTATCTGCGTCTCTAATTACTCTTATAAATCTTGTAGAATAAAATGGTCCAGGATTACCACTATAATTAACCCAATATGGTAATACATATTCTAAAATAGTATTTGTACCTGAGGTATATTGAGCTATTAAAGTTCCTAATTCATTAAGATTTTGATTTAATAATAAAATTGTTTCTTTATAATTATATGTTTCTCTAATATATTGTAATGGTCTAACAATAGATTTTTGTACACCAGTCTCCATATCTTTCCCATCCATAAAACTGAATATATCACTTTGTACTGCTCCAGTAGCATATAAAACAAAATCATTAT